AAGTTAAAAAAACTTGCCAAGTTGGTAGGTTGCGATGATAACCCACTCTTTCAAACTGAACTAGATAAGTATTCATTTCAGTTGGAAGTAATAAATAGGATGCGAGATGAACTTGCAAATTCTGATATGGCTGTATCAAAGGAGTATGTTAAGGGTAGAGAAAACCTGTATGTACATCCTTTGTTTAGAGAATTACCAAAGCACAGCGATTCAGCAACTAAAACAGCATCATTCCTTTGGAATATGATCAGAGATTACAAACCAACAAAGGATAACAACAAGGATAATCTTGATGAGTTCTTGAAAGAGTTTGATGAGTTCTAAAAATGAAAGACTACATACAGGAATATTGGGATGCAATACAATCTGGTGAAATTGTAGTCTGTCAAAAAGTATATAAAACATATGAGCATTTAGTTCAGCTGAAAAACGATAAGAATCCAAACAAATACTATTATAATGAACGTAGAGCAGAAAAGGCACTCCGTTTTATTATGTTTTATTGCAGACAATCCAAAGGTATTGATGGTGGAAAAAGAATTAATTTATTGCTGTGGCAAAAAGCAATGATTTGTGCAATCTTTGGATTTGTTGATGAAGATGGATATAGAATGGTAAGGGAGTGCTTCCTTGTGGTTGCACGAAAATGCGGAAAAACAACCTTGTCTTCAGCCGTGTCCTTGCTTTTGTTATTTGCCGATGGTGAAGCAGGAAGTGAAATATACTCTGTAGCAACTACAAGAGAACAAGCTAAACTATCATGGGAAGAAGCAAAGAAGATGATTCGCAAATCACCAGAATTATCTGCTAAAGCTAGAACACTCATTGGTGAAATCATTACAGACTTTAACGATGGTAAGTTTAGACCACTCGCATCAGATAGCAATACACTTGATGGACTTAATCCGTCTGGATGTATCTTTGATGAAGTTGGAGCAATGGTTAATGGTCAACCATTATATGATGTTATCATTGATGGTGAATCAGCGAGAACACAGCCGTTAAATATGTTAATAACTACAGCAGGAACAGTAAGAGAAGACCTGTTTGATACATTGTATGAGAGGTCAGAAAAAGTTATTAACGGATATAAGTCAGATGATCCAGATTCATTTAAGGATGAGCATTTTCTTCCACTAATATATGAACTAGATAATCGTGCAGAATGGACAGATGAAGATGCTTGGATTAAAGCAAATCCATCAATTGATATTGTTAAAAGCAGAGAAGCATTAAGATATAAAGTTGAAAAAGCAAAGGTTAATCCAATGCTTGTTAAGAATCTGCTGTGCAAAGACTTTAATATTCGTGAAACATCTTCAGAGGCTTGGTTGACATTTGAACAACTCAACAATGAAGACACTTTTGTTATTGATAAAGAGAACAAAAAACTAATATGGACTCCAAAAGGAGAAGAACCAAGAGAGTTATCTGCTCCTCGTTATGGAATTGGTGGGTGTGACTTATCAAGTACAACTGACTTGACGAGTGCAAAGGTAATTTTCAAGGTGCCAGAAGTTGATAATATATTTGTATTATCAATGTATTGGATTCCAGAAGAATTAGTTGAAAAGAAGGTCAATGAAGATAAAACTCCATATGATAAATGGATTGACCGAGGATTGTGCAGAGTAACAGCAGGTAATTCTGTACATTACAAGTATGTTAAACAATGGTTTATCGAGGTACAGGAAGACCTCGATATTTTTATTCCTTGGATAGGTTACGATAGTTGGTCAGCGAGATATTTTGTTGAAGATATGCAGGGGTATTTTGGACAAAACTCAATGATTGCTGTTCACCAAGGGAAAAAGACATTGAGTGATCCAATGAAAAGACTAGGTAATGATTTGGATTCAAAGAAAATTATTTACAACAATAATCCAATTGACAAGTGGTGTCTTGCTAACACCTCTTATGAGGAAGATAGAAATGGAAATATTCAGCCTCATAAGACAAGTAAAAGTACCAGAAGAATAGATGGTACAGCATCATTACTTGATGCATATGTAATTCTGCAAGATAAAAATGAGGATTACAGTAATATGATTTAAGGAGATAGAGATGGGTCTTTTTGACAAGATATTTCTACCAAAAAACCATTCGGCAAATGTAGCTGTTAAAAGTTACTTTTCAACCTTTGATACTTACAGACCTGCGTTTCATTCCTACTCTGGTTCAATCTATGAGATGGATGCAACAAGATCAGCAATTCATGCAATTGCTACACATTGCTCAAAGTTAAAGCCAAGTGTACAGGGTTATAATCATCGAAGAATTGAAAAGATACTACAGGTTCGTCCAAACCCATGGATGACTACATCACAGTTCCTTTATCGTTTGGCAACAATTCTTGAGGTAGAAAATACAGCTTTTATAGTTCCAATTTTAGATAAGACAGGTGAGATAACAGGTTTCTATCCTGTGCATCCTAATAATTGCGAAATAGTTGAATCTACAAACGGAATAGCATTCTTACGTTTTGACTTTGGTAGAGGCCAGAAGTCTGCAATGGAGTGGGAACGTTGTGGAGTAATGACAAAAATGCAATTCAAGAGTGATGTGTTCGGTGAAAGCAATGGAGCCTTATATCCAACAATGTCACTCATGAGCATGACTAATCAAGGGATAATCGAAAGTATTAAGCAATCAGCAACTCCAAGATTTCTCGCCAGATTAGGAAACAGCATAAGAGATGAAGATCTAGCTAAAGAACAAACAAGATTTAAGAATCTGAATCTAACAGCTGAAAATACAAATGGAGTTATGATCATCGACTCCAAGTATGCTGACGTAAAACAAATAGACCCAAAACCATACGTTGTCGATGCTGACCAGATGAAGGTTATCAATGACAACGTATACAACTATTTTGGTGTAAACGAAAAGATACTACGTAATGAGTGGGATGAAGCATCATGGAATGCGTTTTATGAAGGCAAGGTTGAGCCTTTCGCAATTCAGTTGTCAATGGTGCTTACATCAATGCTTTTTACAGATAGAGAAATTGCATTTGGTAATGAAGTTGTTATTTCAGCTAACAGACTACAGTTTGCAACAACGAGCAATAAACTCTCTGTAATTACTCAGTTGTTCGATAGAGGTCTCATTTCATTTAATGAAGGTAGAGAAATCTTACAGATGCCTCCAATTGAAGGTGGAGATGAGTACATGATTAGAGGCGAGTACGTTAACAGAAATGATAAAAAAGCTGACGATGAACCTAATCAAGATGTAGAACCCATTCCTGTTGCAGAGATGGACGAACAGCCTTTAGAAGAAATAACTCCAGATGCATCTGAAGAAGAACAGGAAGTAAACGAAAGAAGTAATGAAGAAGTAATTGAAAGGAGAAGCAAGATGCCTGTTTGCAAAGATAGAGAATACAGAAATCTTAATTCTTTTGAAATTCGTAAAGCAGAAGAAGGTAATGAAAAGGAATGCAGAGTAAAAGGATATGCATCTACTTTTGAGCCTTATGTAATGTTTAACGATGGTGAGTATGATTACTCTGAAAAGATTGAGCCAAGAGCATTTGATGAAGCAGATATGTCAGATGTGATTATGCAATATGATCACGAAGGCAGAGTATATGCAAGAAAGTCAAATGGAACACTTGACCTTGGCACAGATGAGCATGGTCTATGGATAGATGCTGATTTATCAAAGACCGAAGGTTCTAAAGCACTATATGAAGACATAAGAAGTGGAATGATTACACAAATGTCTTTCGCATTTACAGTTGCTGAAGACCATTATGACAAAGAAACCAGAACTAGGGTTATAGACAAGATAAAGAAAGTCTATGACGTTAGTGCTGTTTCGATACCTGCAAATCCAACAACGGAAATTTCAGCAAGGTCTTATTTCGACGGAGTGATTGAAGAGGAACGCAAGGAGTTTGCGAAAGCTGAAGCAAGGGAAAAGCAGAAGCAAAAAATAAGAATATTGACGGAGGTTTTCTAATGGAAATTAGAGACATGTCTGTTGAGGAACTTGAAACTCGCAAGGCAGAGATTCGTGAAGCAATTGAAGCATCAGATGCTGACCTCGATGCTCTTGAAACAGAGGCTCGTTCAATCAACGAAGAAATTGAGAGTAGAACTCTCGCAGAAGCCAAAAAGGCTGAAATTAGAAAAGCTGTAGCAGAAGGCACAGCTAATACAACAATTATTGAAAAGAAAGAGGAAAATCCCATGGAAGAAATTCGTAGTTTCGGTGTAGATTCACCAGAATATCGCAATGCATTTTTCAAAGTATTACAGAGAAAAGAACTGACAGAAGTTGAGCAGAGAGCATATACAACAGGTTCTGGTTCAGCAGGTGCGGCCATTCCTACAGAAACATCTAAAGAACTCGTTAAGAAGATGCTTGAGACAGCACCTCTTCTCAATGAGATTCAGTTACTCCGTGTAGCAGGTAATGTAACAGTTGCAACACAGTTAAGCCGTGATGATGCTTATGTACATGGTGAAGGCAACGCAATTACAGCATCTTCTGATGCTCTTGCATATGTAACTCTCGCAGGTTACGAATTTGCAAAACTTGTTCAGATTTCAAAGGCTGTTCAGACAATGGCTATTCCAGAGTTTGAAGGATGGCTCGTTGATGGTCTTGCTGAAGATCTCGCACTCGCAATTGAAAATAAGATCATCTACGGAACAGGCACAAATGAGCCTACAGGTCTTGCATCCATCACATGGACAAGTGGCACAAACCTTATCAGCACAACAGCTGACATTACTTATGCAAATGTTTGTGCATTAATGACTTATCCAGAAAAGGGACTCCGTAGAAATTGCAAGTTCCTTTGCAATTCTTCATTCCCATTCACACAGTTAGCAGGTATCAAAGATTCACAGAATCGTCCTATCTTCGTTCAGAGCATGGCTGAAGGTGTTCCTTCTCGTCTCATGGGCAAAGAAGTCCTCATCAGCGATAAAGTTAACGATGATGAACTTTACTTTGGTGATTTCAAGAAGATTGTTGGTAATCTTTCAAGAGATGTTGAAGTTGAATCTTCAATGGAATCTTCCTTCGGTAAAGGACTCATTGACTATCGTGGATTTGCAATTTTCGATTGCAAGGTCTCTGCACCGAGAGCATTCGGTAAGTTCAAAAAGAACTAATTAAAAATTAAATGGAGGAGCCAAACATGAAACGAGTTCTGGTGGGAGTTCCCTGCATGGAGACTATACCTGTAGATACTATCTACAGTTTGTATAATTTGAAGGGAATTTCAAACAAGGATGTCCATTTTGAGCCTTTATCATTAGTTTATATTGGTAGGCAAAGAATAATAGAGAAAGCCATATTTGAAGGATATGATTATGTTTTATTCATTGATTCAGATATGGTTTTTTTACCGAATCTTTTAGAAAAACTATTAGATGCAGACAAGGATATTATAACAGGA